GTTGGGAGGCGTGGAGGCGCCGCAAAAGCAGGAGGTACCCACGAGGCGACCCTCGCCCCAGCCGCTGCAACTCGTTGCAGGTAGTTTACCATTTTTCGGGTTCGTCATTCCTGGTGTAACGCATCACTCAACAAACCGAGATATGCGCGTCTGCGATCTCGGGGCAGACGCACGATTTCGGCTTCGCTCCAGTGATAGTAGAACGCCAGCGAATGGATCTCGTGGAGCAACTGTCTGCCATTTATCTTCATTTCGCTGAAAAAGAAGGCCGTGGTGTCGAAAGGAGCCGAGAATTGCTTCTCGCACTCGGGGCAGGTGAGGTCGAGTTCCAAATCAATCTGCGGAGCGAGGCCGTCCATAGCATTGGCAATGGCCTCGCGTTCGTCGAGAGACAACGGAACTCCGCCACTATCCAGAACGCAGCGGTCCAGGAGCAACTCGGCGGCCTCAGACGTATCATAACCCAGAACCGCCTCTTGATCTGCGCCACACGGAAGCCGGAAGCGTACCGTGCGTTCTGCTCTCCCCGCCGAGTCGAGCTGGATCGAGTGATTGGTCACTGTCTGCGGCCGAAAGGTTACCGGGACATCTCTTGTGTCGAAACTGACATCCATCTTGCCTCCACAGGCCGGACAAGCGAGCACGCCGTGAAACTCATCGCCAAAGGTGGCCCGGCGGACTTGTAAGATCAGGTAGTCTCGGTCCCCGACAAGTAGGCGGCGCACAAGTTGCTTGCTGGGCTTAGCGTCGCCGAGACGGACTAGGCAGCTACTTAACAGTCGAGTGGTCGCAATGGCGCTCGGCGGTGCTGGACTTGCGGCGAGCCACTCTTCTTCGCGGCCCGTCAGAGGCCGCAGTTCAGCGTCTTTCAGTAGATGGCCCTCGTCGAGCACCAAGCCCCCAGGCAGTACCAATCCCTCCGGCATTGCCGCGGCTGACTGCATGGCTTACCCGATGCGAGCTGGTCCCTGAGCCTCAGTCACGGCCGTGTCGCGTTCAAACCATTCGCATTCGAGCTTAATGGTCGTGATGGCGACTGCGTTGGCGCTTGCGTCAAGGTCCGGCAGCGCCTGATACTCCGAAACCCAGCAGCGATAGAGGTTGTACGAAAGCGCCTTTTGATTCGCTTCGTTGAAGACGTCGACTGTAATGTTTTTGCGGAATTCGCCGAGGCTCGTCAGGCTGTGGCTCGCGAAGTCGTTCACTAGGTTGGCCCAATCTTCGAACGCCGTGTCATAGGTGACTCCGGCTTCGAGTGTAACCGCCTGATAGCTGGTTTTGCCGGGCAGCTTGCGGCTGGTAATATTCTCCCCGGCTTCCCGGAACTCGACCAATTCGGTCGTACGCTTAAGGGCTCCCATTTTGCTGAGACCGGCCACGTACTGGCCATCCCATTTTACGCGGAATCTGAAGTTGCGATACGGATCGAACCTGTTGGTTTGGGGTGTCATGCGTGCCATGAAATCTCCTCCTGCTTATTGTTAGGTAGCGCTTTGACCTGCTTTCTGGCTGAGCTTCAGGATAACGAATTCTGCGGGCTTTAACGGGGCAAAACCGACTAGAATGTTCACAATTCCAATGTCGATATCGGCCTGTGTTGTCGTGCTGTTGTCGCATTTCACAAAGAAAGCGTCGTCGGGCTTGGAGCCCTGGAACGCGCCGGCGCGAAATTGTGTCAGCATGAAGGAACGAATGTTCAAACGTAATGCTGCCCAAAGTGGTTCATCGTTGGGTTCGAAGACTGCGAACTGGATACCGTTATAAATGCTGACGCGCAAAAAGATTGCTATGCGGCGCACAGGAATGTACCGCCACGAGGGATCGCTGCCGATTGTCCTTGTCCCCCAGGAAACAATGCCTGCCCCTGGAATCGCCCGAATCGCATTTACACCTACTGGATTGAGTTGGTCCTGCTCGGTGTCGCTTATAGCCGAAGCCAGGCCCACTGCGCCGGCGATGCCCGCCTCGAGACCGGCAGGCGCCTTGAAGACTCCTCGCGAATTGTCAATCCGTGCGTACACTCCGGCCATAAAGGGCGAGGGCGGAAGGAGGATCGTCGGATTCCGTCCTGTCCCGAGTGGGTCGTCCGTCAGCACATACGGAAAATAGACCGCACCGTAGTCTCCAAATGACCTGCCCGGAAAATTCACGGAAAAATTGCGAGCATCGCTGATGGTGTTCAGGTCGGGCTGCTGGCCCTGCTGCCGCGCAGCCGGCACGCTGCTTATTGTGCCGATATCTCCGATGAAGAAACAGTCCTGCAATTTGCGTGTTTTGCAGTAGGACATGCCGGCCTCCACGGTAGCCGGATCGCCGTTGCCGGGAATGGCGATGAGATTGACGTCAGTGATTTTGTCGAGCGCGTGCAATCCAGTGCCACTGACGGTGTTATCCGCCGCCTCCTGGCCTATGAGGTCCGTCGTTTGCGGAAGTGGTCCGTCGTTGCCTCCCGACAGAGCGATTGTTTGGTTAGCCGGTCTCGACGTGAAGTCCGGTCCGAGGATCGCGATATACTCGGACCGGCGATTGACTACGGTACGGACATAGTCTGCCGGCGTGGGGCCGGTTGCAGAGGTAGGGCTACCGGACCATGTGACGTTGTCGTAAGTCTCAACAATTTCTGATCCAGCTCCCGAATCATAGTTAACGACCAACTTGAAATTATTTGTGGTGTTGCCGTCGGAGCTGTTTGCGATACTCACCGTGATCTGGTTGCCCCAGACGCCTTCGTTGGCTGCACTGATTCCGAACGGTGCTCCGGCGGGACTCGAGGCCCTGGTCGCAGCCAGGGACGGCGGGCTGCCGGGAGGGCTCCCCGGGATTCCCACGACCCTGATCACATATAACCGTTGGCCGCCATTCTCGAAGAATGCGCGAGCGGAGTAAGTAAGAAAGCTGTCGGCGCGAAATCCGCCGAAGTTTCGTTGGTATTCAGTGAAGCTCGTTACGAGCAACGGTTGAGCCACGTGCCCGTTGGGTAGCTTTGTCCCCGGAATCGGGCCTTTACTTGCGAATCCGAGGAATGCTGCCGTAGACGTACTGACTCCCTCGATGGGACGTACGGCAGATGGCAGCTCGACAGTGTAGACACCCGGATGAAGAGTTTCCATGCACGCTCCTTATGTTGGATTTGAATTTGACAAGGCTCCGCACAACAGCCCGCAAAGGCCGTTGTCCAAAAAAAACTTCCCGAAAAGCCAGGCCGCCTCTGCGTGAAGCCGCTGCCTCTCGACCAGCACTCGAGCCGGCAGCAGCGCTTCAAGAAGAATCGCAACCCGCTTTCGATCGTCTAGTTCTCGTTCCACCCTGCCCATTAAGCCTTCAAGCGGACCACATTGGATGGAAACTCTGTCTCCAGGTCTAGAGTCGGCGGTTCGAAATTTAGGGCAGGCTCCGCACAACGGCGTCGGAGCCGTTTCCATCCTGCAAATTCTTCGGGCGGTTGGGCAGTTATGCTGCCTGGGCCTTAATCCACCGTCTTTCAATCAGCACCCGCACGTTAAAAAGGGTTTCAAGGAAAATCGCTACCCGCTTTCGGTCGTCCAGTTCTCTCTCGACTCGGCCCATCATTCCTTCGAACGGACCGCTCTGAATCGTTACCAGGGTTCCCGGTGCCAAAGTCTGCGGATGGATCCGGATCAGACCGTCTTCTAGGACGCGATCCTGAATCTCCTGGACTACGTTCTCTGGAACAGGTATCGGCATCCGTCCGGAACTCACTACCTGCAAGACGCCGCAGGTCGCTTTAACGGATTCGAAAGAGCTTTCAGGACAGAACCTGGCAAAAAAGTAACCTGGGAATAGCGGCTTGATGATTGTTGTAGCGACGCCATGCTCCAAGCATTCGGCTTTAAGGCGCGGCAGGAATGATTCGACACCAAGTGCGCTAACATTTGTTACAGCAAAATTCTCGCGTCGCGGCTTTGTATGCAGTGCGAACCAATTGACATCTCTCCAGAGATTGCCGCACTTCGAGGTCCCAACGGAAGAGTTCATCGCCGCGCTCCTTTCAGCTCGGTGGGATAGCCCTGGAGTGGACGCCAGGCGATTTGGAATCTTCGCTGAATTTCGCCGGTCATTCGGAACATTTTTCTTCGAGTTTGTTCATTGCCACGACGACCGGCTGAGAGAGACCCCGGACTTCGACGACTGCGTATGAGTCTTCAGGCCCCGGACCGTTGGATACGTCTACGATTTTGACTTCTAAGACGTCTTTACCGTGAAGTTCCATAAGAATTTGCGATGGCTCAGTGATATAAACGCCGCTAATTCGAAAATGGACCCACGTGGTCGCAC